CATGGCAGCAGACACAGTATTAAATACAACTGTATTTGACGGAGCAAAAAAACTTATCACTCACTACAATGTGGTTTCGGGTGATGGAGAAGGAAGCACAACTAAAATAGTTGATGTTTCTGGATTAAATTCAAACAACGGTAAAACTTGCAAAACTGTAAGACTTAACAAAGTTAGTTTTAATGTTTCTGTAACAGCACCAGCCGATGCTTTACGTATGGACTGGGATAATTCAGGAACAAATATAGTATTTCAAACATTATCTGGTGAAATGGAATATGACTATTCTAGCTTTGGTGGTTTAAAAAATACTGAAGCTACTAACTTTACTGGTGATGTTAATATAACTTTACCAGCTTGCTCTGCAGGAGACACTGGAACAGTGGTTTGTGAATGGATTAAAGTTTACGAATCGTAGGAGTTTAAATGGCTAATACTACTTCGGGAACAGCAACGTTCGACAAAACTTTTGCTATTGATGAAATAGTAGAAGACGCTTTTGAACGTATTGGATTGCAAAATGTTGCAGGTTATCAACTTAAATCTGCAAGAAGATCTCTTAATATCTTATTTCAAGAATGGGGTAATAGAGGTATTCACTATTGGGAAATCGATGAACTTGATCTAGATTTAATTGAAGGTCAAGCTGAGTATGATTTTTTTAGATCAAGTGGTGATGGCACAAGTGCTACATCAAATCCAAATGGTATATATGGAATATCCGATGTTCTCGAAGCACAGTTAAGGTCTAATAGAACTCAAACAACACAATCAGACTCACCAATGACTAAAGTAGATAGATCTACTTATGCAGGTTTTTCTAACAAGTTATCTAAAGGTACACCTAATCAATATTGGGTAGAAAGATTTATTGATAAAGTTAGAGTGCATGTTTACCCAACACCTGATTCAACAAATGCATCTAAAGATATGCATTTCTATTACATAAAAAGAATACAGGATGTAGGTGATTACACAAATGCAACGGATGTACCATTTAGATTTGTTCCTTGTATGACAGCTGGTTTAGCTTTTTATTTATCACAAAAATATCAACCACAAATGACACAAGCTATGAAATTATATTATGAAGATGAATTAGCAAGAGCTCTTGCAGAGGATGGTTCAGCTTCTAGCACATATATAACACCAAAAGCTTATTACCCAGGAACATAATGGCAAAATACGCAACAGGAAAATATGCAAGAGCAATATCAGATAGATCTGGTATGGAATTTCCATACAAAGAAATGGTTAGAGAATGGAATGGATCATTTGTTCATGTATCAGAATTTGAACCAAAACAACCACAATTAGAACCAAAACCTATGAATGGTGACGCTATATCGTTACGTAATGTTAGACCAGATAGAACAGAAACTGCTGTTCCTAATATTTTACCATCAAATCCTTTTACTATTACTAATGGTTCAGCAACTGTTTCAGTCAACGAACCAAATCATGGTAGATCAACAAGTGATACTGTTAGATTTAGAGATGCCTCTAATGTTGCAAATTTACCGGCAGCAACAATAAATGCATCAGGGGGGTATACAATTACTAAAGTTAATGATAATAATTATACTTTTAGTTCTGGAGTTACGGCTTCAGTTACATTAGAAGGAGGAGGTGACATAGCTTCAGCAGGGCCAGTCACAGTAAGCGCATGATAAAACATATTATAAATATAATTAAAGGTTGGTTTACACCTAAAAGTAAAGAAGTAGAAATTCTTATAAAAGAAGTAAAAAAAGAACACTGTGATGGTCATTTAAGATTTAGAAAAAGTTGTCCAGTGTGTCAGGAGATAGTTAAGTAATGGCTGGGTTAAGTGCATCAGGATTAAAAACTCAAATAAGAAGTTACACTGAAACAGACTCTAATGTTTTAACAGATGCTGTTTTAGAAAATATAATTTTAAATTCACAATATAGAATATTTAGAGACATTCCTATCGATGCAGATAGAAAACAACAAACAATTAATTTAGTTCCAGGTCAAGAAACTATTAATGCTCCCGCTGGTTGTGTATTTATAAGAGCTATTCAAGTTTATGATTCTAATTCAGTAATAACTGGAGCAAATACTTTTTTAGAAAAAAAAGATATGACTTATTTACAAGAATATCAAGATGTAACAGGAACAGCTGCAGCACAAGGTAAACCAAAATATTATGCTATGTTTGGAGGAGCAACTGGTGAATCTGATACTACATCTGGTCGTATATTTTTTTCTCCTACACCAAATACAAATTATCTAGCTAGAATACATTTTAATAAAGCACCTGATCTTTTAGAAAATAATGACACTAACTACATTAGTCTAAATTTTCCAAACGGGCTGTTATATTGCTGTTTATCAGAGGCATATGGCTTTTTAAAAGGTCCGATAGATATGTTGACTTTATACGAAAATAAATATAAACAAGAGGTACAGAAGTTTGCTAACGAGCAAGTTGGTAGAAGAAGAAGAGACGACTACACAGACGGCGCAGTTAGAATACCGATTAACTCAGCAAACCCGTAGGAGATAAATTATGGCAATAACATCAGCAATATGTTCAAGTTTTAAACAAGAACTTTTACAAGGTAAACACAGTTTTGAATCATCTGGTGGACACACTTTTAAACTTGCGTTATTTACAAGTTCAGCTTCTTTGGGTGCAGCAACAACAGATTATTCAACATCAAATGAAATTACAAATACATCAGGAACTGCATACACTGCAGGTGGTGCAACTTTAACTAATACTGGAGTTGGATTAACAAGCACGACTGCGTTTACAGATTTTAGTGACGTAACATACAGCTCTGCTTCTTTCACTGCAAACGGTGCAATGATATACAATACAACAACCAATGGTGGTTCAGGCACAACAGATGCTGTAGCAATTATTGCATTTGGTGGAGATAAAACAGCGAGTAACGGAACTTTTAAAATAGAATTTCCTACAAACGACGCCACAGCAGCAATCATTAGACTAGCATAGGAGGTCGACCATGTCGACGACTTCAGGATGGGGCCGATTAACCTACGGACAGGCTAATTGGAACCAAGCAACAACTTTAAAAACAGGTTGGGGTGCACAACAATGGAGTGGTGACGGCGGCTGGGGAGATCTTTCTGATCAAACTATTTCTGTTTCTTTAACTGGTATACAAATTACATCAAGCATTGGTACTGTTGATGTACCTGATGTTGTTCTTACATTAACTGGTCAAGAAGTTACATCTTCTCAAGGTGAAGCTTTTGTTCCTGTTAGTATTGACGACACATTGTCTATTACATCTTCTGTTGGTTCATTGTCCGTGGTCGACATGCAAGTTGGATTAACCGGACAACAAACTACTTCATCTATTGGATCTGTAACAGTTAATGACATGACCATTGGATTAACAGGTCAAGATTTAACTTTAACTCAAGGAACTGCAAAAGCACCAAACGAAACAGCTATTCTTTCTGGTTTAGCAATTACATCTGAGCAAGGAACGGCACAAGGTATATCTTCACAAGAAGCATCTTTAACAGGAGTAGAATTTACAGCTAGTCTTGGAACTGTGGTTATACCAAATGATGTAGTTCAAATATCTGGTGTATCAGCAGAATTTACTTTAGGAACTATAGTTGGATTAGGTGGAGCTGTAGCTCAGCCATCAAGTCTAAGCATGACTTCTAGTGTTGGATCATTGACTGTAGAGGAAGGTTTAGGATTAACAGGTCAATCTTTTAGTGCTAGTTTAGGAACAATTTCCTTAACAGATATAACAGTAGGATTAACTGGTCTATCAGCAACATTTAATGTTGGATCGGTTAATATATTTGCTTATGGAAATGTTGACCCCGGTCAAAATAATAGTTATAGTGATGTTTCAACAGGAACAAATAATAGTTATTCTAATGTTGCAACAGGAACAAATAACAGCTATACTGATGTAGCAGCGTAGGAGAATTTTTTATGGCATCAACATACACACCTTTAGGTGTAGAACTTCAAGCAACTGGTGAAAACGCCGGTACATGGGGAACAAAAACTAATACAAATTTACAAATCATCGAACAAATAGCTGGTGGTTATACAACTCAAGCTGTCTCTGATTCAGGCGATACAGATCTTACTGTTAATGATGGATCAACAGGAGCAACTCTTTCTCATAGAATTATAGAATTTACAGGAACACTTACAGCATCAAGAAATGTTACAATACCTTTAGATGTACAAAACTTTTATTTTTTAAAAAATGCAACTTCTGGATCACAGAATGTAGTTTTTAAATACGATACTGGTACAGGAACTTCTGCTACAATTGCTAATGGCAAAACTGTAATTGCATATGCAAAAGGAGATGATGGAACTAATCCAAATATTGCTACAATATCATTAGCGAGTGATCTAGTAGATGATACATCCCCACAATTAGGTGGAAATTTAGACACTAACTCTTTCATGATAGACTTTGATGATGCTCACGGTATCAGAGATGAAAATGGAAATGAACAATTAATTTTTGAAACAACTGGATCTGCAGTAAACCACATAGATATTACAAATGCTGCAACAGGATCAGGACCAGAGATTGGTGCAGTTGGAGATGATTCTAATATTAATTTAGAACTAAGACCAAAAGGAACTGGTGAAGTACAAATTGGTACAGGAGCTGCA